GCGAGCGCCAGCTCGGCCACGCGCTTGCGCTTGGCCGCGACCGTCTCGGCGCTGTCGGTGTAGTTCGGCAGGAATTCGCGCTTCGCCTGCGTGAGCTGTTCCTTGTTGTAGGCGGCACCCGTCGCGAGGAAGAGCAGCGCATCGACCGTGCCCTCCTGCGCTCCCCGCGTGATCTGGCGCTTCGTGGGCGACAGGAAATTGGCGACGCCTTCGCCGACATCGCCGGGAAGCACCGAGCGGGCGAGCGACTCCCACGCGCCGGGACCAGCGGAGGCCGGATCAATGTCGCCCTGCCGGTTCGCTATCGCCTCGGTCTGGTAGGCCGTATTGCGCTCGCCTTCGGAGGCCTTCGGGCTTTGCTGCGCGGGGAAGGTCCGCGGTGCCCCGGGCGCTGGAGCTGGTCGGCCCGGTGCCGGTGCGCCTTCTTCGCCTGTCACGGGCTTGCCGGTGACGGTGTTGAACAGCACAAGGTTGCCCTCGGCATCCTTCGCCGCCACGAATTTGCCTTGCTGGAGCTGCTGCTGGCGGAAGGCGAGCGTGTCGCGCCGATCCTGCTCGGCCTGCCGGTTCGCCCGCTCGCGCTCGGCGAGCGTCTCGCGGCGACCCTGCTCGCGCTCGGTCAAGCCCGCCATGAATTGCAGGTGCTGGAGGTCGGCCTCTTTCTGCTTCGCCGGATTCCACACGACGCCCTCGGGCGACACCGTGCCCCAGCCGCCCGGGATGTCTTGGTCGCCGCCCTCGCGCATCGCTCGGCTCATGATCTGTGCGCCGAAGGGCCGCATCGTCTCGCCGCCCAGCGCCTGCAACGCCATCGCCGCCTGCATGTCGCGCATCGACCCAGCGCCGCGCCGCCTCGCATCAGCGACGAGCGCCGACTCGTCGGGGCGCTCGCGAATCTTCTCCGCGATCTGCCGCTGGTAGTCGCTGCTCGACCCGGGCGAGGGCGTCTCGACGGCCGACGAGGGCATCATGAGCGCAGGCGACCGGCGCACGCGATCCGCGAGTGCCCGCTGCTTCCGCAGTGGATCAAGCTCGTCAAGGTCGAGGAAGCTGTCGGCGATCCCGTCCATGGCTACATGAATTCCCGCTCATCAAACATCGCGTAGGGGTTGGTGCTGGGCTGGCGGAAGATGTCGCCGATCTGCTGGCGCTTCACCTGCCCGAAGTCCTTCATCGCCTTGTTCTGCTGATTCATGCCGACAGCTCCCAGCACGCCCTGAAGCCCGCGGGTGATCTGTGAGCCGCGATCCTTGCCCGCGCTGGGCTGGAGCGCCTGCTGGCGCAACTGGTTCACCAGCGCCTGCTGCTGCGAGAGCTGCGCCTCCTGCGTGCCGAAGTCGAGCTGCATCATCCTTTCAAGCTGCTCGTCAGTGAACTGGGCCATGGGGCACCTTTATCCGTTCGTTGAGATAGAACTGAAGCATTTTTGCCGTGCAGAATGCGCTGTAGCAGATGATGTCGGCGTGCGCTTCGTGCTGGTCGATCACGCGGGCGAGCGCCTTGCCATGCTCAACGTCGCTCACCGCGTGAAGGCGCAGCGTGCGGATCACGTCCTCGCCGTAGATTCTCGCGAGCGCCTCGACGTGCGCCATCGGCATCGGCCGGAATTCCATCGCCGCCATGTAGCCGAGCAGCGCGTGCGGGCCGACGTGTTGCAGGTAGTAATACTGCGCCCCGGCCGTGGCCGCGACGGCGTGGTCGAAGCGCGGCAGCGTCTCCCCGAGCTTCGCGATGTCTTCGGCCATCCACGTCGCGTGCTGGCGCTCCTCGGCCGCGTGTTCGCGCAGGTAGTCGCGCAGCTCGCCCCCGGCCTTTGTCGCGGCAAACTCCATCAGCGGCACCGAGGATTGCATGATCCCGTGCGCGAACTTGAGCCATGCCACGAAGGGCGCGTGGCCGTCGATCAACGGCAGCGGCACCGTGTCGATCAACTGCTTGAGAGTCGCGGATAGCATTCTCGGCATCACATCATCATCATCGCGCCCATCGCCGCGGTCCCGGCGAGCGCACCCCAGTCCATGCCGCCTGCGTTCTGCGCGTTCTTCGCGGCGAGCAGCTCGGGCGCTTGCCCGGTCATGGCCTGCGGCGTGTTCGGCATGTTCGGCATGTTTACCTGCTGCCCGGTGAGCAGCGCGTTCAGCTCGTTCAACGGCATCCCGCGGCGCTGCGCCTGCTCGGCGATCTGCGCGGCTCGCTGCTGCTGCTCCAGCCCGACCTGCGAGCGACCTTCGCCCAGCGCCTGCGCGAGGAGCTGCTGATCCTGTCCCGCGAAGCGTTGCGCGAGTCCGCCCTGCGCCCGCATCGCCGCCTCGTCGTTTTCCGACAGGCCCATGTTCGCGAGCCGCGTGCGCTGCGAGGCCTGCTCCTGCGCTCGCCCCGGTTGCAGCATCGCGCTCATCTTCTGGAAGGCCGCGTCTTGTGCGCCGCCCACGTCCGACACCTTCGTCAGGCTGTCCCAGTCGAAGGGCGTCTGGAAGCCTCCGGTCGCCTGACCGAGGAGTGTCTCGGCGGCTTGCGACTTGCCCATCTGCACGCGCTGCTGCGAATCCAGCGCCGCCTGCTGCTCGGGATTCAGCGTGATGTTCTGCTCCCACTGCGTCACCGGCTGGCCGGTGGACGGATCGACGCCCGCCGAGGTGTTCCACGTCTGCTGCCCGAAGGGCGTGTTGATCGTCGGGCGGTTCGCGTAGTTGCCGCCCATCGCAATCTCTTTGCTCGCTTCCGACTGCGCGTTGGCCGCGGCCGTCTGACCGCCGCCCTTGCCGCCACCGCCGTGGAGCGTGCAGAAGTCGAGCCACAGCCACAGCAATTTGAACGGGTTCATGCGTGCCCAGCCTCCTCGGTAACCATCGGCTCGCCCTTCGGCTCGCTCAGGTAGCGGCACTCGCTCTTCTTCAGGCCCACCACGACGATGTCGCCGCCGTCGTCGTGCATCCCGGGCAGTCGAAACAGCTCCTTGAAGCCCAAGTGCGCGTCCATCTTCATCGCCCGCCCGTTCTTGCTGTTGACGATCCCGATCAGCATCTCGCGCTTCGCATCAATAAACGCGTGGCGGAAAACCTCGCGCAACATCTCCCGCGGCGCGAAGGTCCAGCCCTCGGCAAAGGCGAGGTGAATCTGCGCCACGGAACCGAGGAAGCCGTGCATCCCCACGACGATCACCAGCTTGCCCTCGGATACCCAGCCGATGCAGCGCAGGTCCACGCTGGGCTGCACGCCAGCGCGTTCTTGCAAGAATCCGGCCATGGCCTGCCACTCGGCCTGCGATCTGGAGGTGACAATCACATGACACCTCCCTGCTCGGTCCAGAAGTCAATCGACGCGAGCAGGCAATTCGATTGCCCCGAGTAGTCGAGCTGCACGGTGCCGACGAAGCCCACACCCTGACAACCGAGCCATTCCTTGATCGGCTGCTGCACGCCTGACCAGACGCCCTCGTCCCACTTGTCCACGTTCCACAGCGACTGCGCGAGGTTCGGCAGCGTCGGCGTCACGGTCGGCTTCGGCAGGCCGTAGTCGGTGAGAATCTGGAGCGTGAGGGTCGGCGTGAGCGTGGTGATGAAGGTGGGCCGCACCAGCTTGAAAACCTTCTGCTGCCCGGGCATCCCCATGGGCTGATAGGCGGGCGTGACCTGACACTGGATCGCGGTGCCCGCCGCCTCATTGAGATGCACGTTGTCCACGTTGCCGTCGAACGCACGCACCACGCGCCCGTCGCGTGTTCCCGCGAAGCAGGCGGCGTCGATGTTTGCGGTGCTGACATAGGGCAGGTTCTTCAGCACCGACCACGCGCCGCTCGTCGTCTTCAGCACGAAGAACTGCCCGCCGAATTGCGGAGCCTCCAGCGGCACGCCGATCAGTGCCAGCTCCTCTTTCTGCACCATGCGGAACTGCCAGCCGGGGAACGTCGCGTAGTCGCGCATCAGCCGAGCGATCAGCGGCGCGATCAGGTAGGTCATGCGCTTCTCTTCGATAGCGCCCAGCGCGGAGGCCGAGAGCAACACCGAGAGCGGCGTCACGCCAAACTGCGACAGGATGAAAACGTCGCCGCCCGTCTGCGTGACCGAGCGCCGCCCGACCGGGAGCGCCCCCACGTCCCACACCCCGTGCAGCGCGAACTGCGTCGCGTCGTCCGGATCGACACCCTTGTAGACCACGACATCGCCCTGCGAGGAGATGGCGACGAGGTAGTCGTCTATGCCTTCGCCACCGTCCACGGTCCAGTTGGCGAGCGCGACCAAGTGCCCGCCCTTCCGGAATTGCTCGCCGAAGTTGAACTGGGTGACCGTGCCCGTGATCTGCGAGACGGGGAGATACCACGCCCGGGTGCTGTTCTTCTCCACAAACCACAGCCGCTTTTTGAACGAGGCGACGAAGGCGAAGAGCGCCGGATTGACGCCGTTGATCTGTCCGATCCCGGCACCCTGCGTGGGCATCGACCAGCTCACGCCGTTGTAGATCGCGTAGCCGCCGCCGTCGTTGGTGATGCACAGGAAGGAACCGGCGAGGTTCTGGAAGTTCAGCCACGTCCAGAAGTCGGTCGGCCCTACGACTCCCGCCTGCGCGATCCACGGCCCGCCGCCGCCCGCCGTCACGTCGTAGATCTGCCCGCCCTGCGCGGCGAAGAGCTTCCCCGCGGGCGGCAGTGGATCGGCTCGCGGTTCGATGATGAGCCGCGTGAAGTTGCTGCGGGGAAACGGCAGCGCCAAGGTCACCGGGACCGCGGTCGCCGGGTAGTAGTTCATCACCGTCCACACCGGGGCCGCGCTGGGGAAATTCGTCGCCCACTCGGTGTAGCCCTTGCGCGTCTTCAGCCCGTAAGGCTCCACGATCACGTTGACGAGACTGATCGCGAATTCCGGACCCATCGCGGCGAAGGTGTCGCGGGCATTCATGCCCTTCGACGGGAGCGTCAACGCCGTGATGTTGCCCACCTGCGGGCGGGCGCGGCGCGTGTTCTGCGGCGTGGCGAGGCGGAACATCAGGAGCCGAAGCCCGTCTCGGGCGTGTTGGCGAAGTTGTCGAGGAAGCGGAAGCTCCCCGGCACCGGGCCGGAAAGCGTGAGCGTCTGCGCCATCTGATCGCGCTGCGTCAACTGGGAGAAGCGATCATTGAAGTCCGACTGCACCGCGGTCGTGTTCATGCCCTTCTGCTCCAGCCACTTCATCTTGATCGCCAGCATCATCAGCAACCAGTCGAAGCGCGGCACGTCGCCGTTGTTCGTCGCCTTCTGCTTCGTGATCGTCGGATCGTTCGCGTCAATCACCCAGTTGGCGTCGATGTATTCAAAGGTGATGTTTCCCGGGGGCGGCGCGGTCACGAAGGCGATGTTGTTCTGCACGATCCGGCACGCCGGATTCATCGTGAACGAGCTGCCGATCCAGCTCTTGACGGTGGCCCACTGCTGCGCGTTCAGCACCACGATGGGCCGGTTGATGCTGGTAGACCAGCCGGTGTCGTCCACCAAGCGCGAGAAGTCCGCGGGCAGCGCGAAGTTGGTCGTGACGCCGTCAGCGGTGAGGATGAGCGGCTTCCGCAGCGCCTGCCAGTCGAAGGCCTCGCTCACCATGATCCCGGCGAGGTTCGCGACCGACCCCATCAGCAGCGCGTTCTCGTCCTGCGAATCGTAGACGCCGGTCGGCGGCGGCAGCGACATCTGGATGCACGCCTGCTGCACCTCGTAGAGGACGGTGTCGAGTTTCTGGAGCGAGGCCACGCTACGCCGCCTTCGCGAGCTTCTCCACCATCTCGGTCAGCCGTTTCACCTCGGCCGACAGCTCGGCAATCGTGCCGTCGCGCTTGTCCAGCTCGGCCTGCATCCGCAGGAAGGGTGCCTCGCCCTTCGCGGCCTCGACGTAGAGCTGCGCCATCTGCTTCAGCTTCGGCGCTCCCATGATCTTCTGCACGGTGCTATCGGCAAGCGCCGCGAGCTGCTCGACGGTGAAGACCTTGAAGAATTTGTATTCCTCGACCTGCGAGCGCGTCATTTGCGGCCAATGCTCCAGCCGCGTGCCGCTCGCCCCCGGGTCACTCTCCCCGCCTTGCTTCCATGCGCTGTAGGCCCGCGGCCACCGCTGCTTGTCGGTGTCGCGCAGCGGCCGGTCGATCACGTTGTCCTTGCTGTTGAAAATCTTGATGCACTCGACATCGTTGTAGATCGGGCGTCCTTCCTTCGCGGTCGCCGCATCGTTCAGCACGGCCCCCACGTAGAACTGCACGGGGATTTTCTCGTCGCCTTGGTAAGGATTGCGCGGATCAAAGTGGGTGATGTCTGCCTCAAAAGTGCGGCCCATTTCCATGGTGTTTTCTCCTATAACCAGTTTTCAACTACTGTTGCGCCCTGCGTCGGGAACTTCGGGATGCGCCGCACACCACGCGGTGCCATCGACACCAGCGTGTCGAGCAGGTTGGATCGCAGCACCACGTCGGTGGAGTCGAGGCCCGTCTTCTCCACAAGGAAAAGGCGGGCCTCAAAAATCCCGGCCACCAGCGTCACGATCCAGACAACCGCACGGCCGTCCTGCGCCATTTACGCGGGAGCTGCACTTGCGGCCGTCGCCGATCCGAAGACCGACTGGTCAGCGACGAGTGCGACGCCGCTGCGATTGGTGAAGCCCGCCTCGACCGCGGCACCCGCTGCGACCGCTCCGGCTGCTGTCACGGTCTTCAGCCCGAAGCCGGTGAACGCTGGGCCAGCGCCCGCATCACGCGATCCGCCGTTGCCCGCGTTGCCGATGCCGAAGCCCGCGGTGTAGGGCGCTGGCGGAAACGGGCGACCCGTAGTCGCGCCGACCGACGAGGTCTTGCCACCGCCGATATACATCAGGCGCGAGTCGGCCGCGGCGTTGCCGTTCGGCAGCGTCACGCCCACGGTGTAGTCGTCGCTGAAGCCAGCCGAGCGAATCCCGGCGAGCGCGTTGCTGATCAGCGGGTTTGAGATTGGCCCGATGATCGGCGGCGAGCCGAAGCCGATGCCAGTCGAGAGTGCGCCCGTGCTGGGCTTCTGGTTCGCCGCGTCGTTGGTGTAGGTCGGCACGGTGCCGACGTAGGAAATTTTCCGCACGTCGAACGGCGACCCCTTCGGGCCTGAGAGTAGATCGAAAGTCACCATGCGGCCCGCGTTCGGGTTCGCGAGGTTGTTGGCGAGGGTGTCGCCGGGAAGCGATGCAGGCATGGGCTACTCCTCTTTAGGTGCTACGGGTGCGTTGTTGCCGACGCTGGGCGCGGGCGCGTTCGGCTCGCTCGATCCAGCGGGCACTTCGCCCTCGACGGGCGGGGCCACTGGCCCTTCTTTTGCTATCTCGGCTTCACCGTCGGCGTTGGCTTGGGCTTCGTCGTCGGCTAGGGTGTCGCGCTTACTGCGTGCCATCGTCGTCTCCTCAAAAAAAGTAAATGGGGCCGAGGCTCATGTGAACCCCGACCCCATCGGGGCTACCCAGCACGGATTACGGCGAGATGAGGCGACCTTGGAACTGCGCTCCGGAAGTCGTCAGGTTTCCGGCCCACGCCAAGATTTGCACCTCGGCGTCTTGGTTGATCGCGTATCGCTTATTCGGCGACAGCGGCACCATGTTGCGGGCCGAGTGTGGACGCCAGTGGATGTATTTCGTGTTGAGGAAAAACATCGTCTTGGCGGGGCAGAAGCCGCCGATGCCACCGTCCAGCACGACATCCGCGTCCATGTATTTGATGGTCGGAAAGCCGCGCTTCGCGCTCGACGGATCGGTGAAGCGTTGCTGCGCTTGCAGCGAGGCCATGTAGATGCCCCACATGAAGCCATCCATCACGATGAGGTCGGGCCGATCCATGCCGCGCACCAGCGACGCCCACATCGCATTCATGGCGTCACCAATCGTCGCGGCCGTGAGTGCCGCGCCCGCGGTCGTGGTCTTCGACCGCCAGAAAGTCCACGTCACGCGGTCGATGCCACCGTAGACGCCGACTGCCGGGTTGACCGGCACGGCTGCGTCCAGCCCGGTCACTTGCTTCCCGCCCGCCGCGGTGCCGTCCGAGTAGACGCCACCCGCCAGCAGGTTCGCCATCGTGGACTCGCACACCCCGAGCCGCCCGTCGAGCAGGTCGATCATCTGCTCGCGCCCCGCGTTCTGGAGCTGCTCCAGTCCGCTGATGATTACAGGGCACGCCGCCTGCTTCAGGTCGAATTGCGCCGCGCTGATAACGTCCTGCGCTGCGACCGGCAGCAGGTCATAGCCGGAATACCAGCCAGCGTTGCCGTTCTCGGCGAAGCTCAACTCTTGGAAAATGACCGAGCCGCCCGAGACGGTCTTGATGTTGCCGCGCCGGTCGATGTAGGTGAGCAGCGCGTTGTTCTTCGTGACGTTGTCCGCGATCTTGCGCGAACGCGACTCGATGGTCGTCGCCACGATGTCCGAAACATTGGGGAATGCCATTGTGGCCTCCGCAAAAGGGTTAGCGAATAAACTTCTTCGCCCGCGAGGCCTTCGTGTTCGATCTACGATGGCACGCGCCCTTTAACCACCGGGCTGGTGGTTCACGCTTGATCCGCGATGGCACCCTGCGGTGTTCGCGGCTCCTCGCGTGGAGGAGACGACGGTGCTGCGACGGGTGGCCTAGCTGGTGCCCGAGTCGTTCCAAGCCGCTTCGATCACGGCGCGACGATCATCGGCTGCTGGTCCCGGTGTTCCGGCTGGAGCGGGCGAGCTGGTGATGCTCGCTGCGGTCCTTCTGGCCCGCTGGGCGGCTTGTGCTGCTCCGTTCGCCCGCTCTGCCTCCGCTCGCTTCGCGACAATCTCGCGAACCTGCGGATGCAACATGATGGCCCGGTCGTAGGCCTCTTGTAAAGTAATCGACTGCCCGCGCTGCGTGTAGAGGTCCATGATGTCGGCCATATCACCGCGCACGTCGTCGAAAAATTCGTGGGCCGCGTCCTGCCCGAAGGCATCAACCTCGCTCCCGGCCGTCTGCTGAATCTGCTGCATCGCCTGCGAGCGTTGGCCCTGCACCTGATTGAAGAAGCTCATCACCGGCTTCAGTTGCGCGGCCATCTCCTGCCGCAGCCGATCAGCAAGCTGGGCGTTCGGATCGGGCGCGACCTGCTGGCCCGAGAGTAGGCCGTCCAGCACGTTCACGTCCACGCCGAAGCCCTTGATGATGGAGGCGACGAGCTGCGCCTTGTCGCCCGTCGATCCGTGGCGCAGCGTGTTGTCGGCATTGAATAAATTCTTCATGCAGGTCAGCGCGTCCGTGCCGGTGGCGGCGATGTTCTGCGAGTAGGGCGACAGCACGCCCTGCACATGCGTCAGCGCCTCACGCGCTCGCGCCGACTCCTGCATCACGCGCCCCACCTCGGCCTCGCGGCGCACCACCTCCTGCTGCACCTCGGGCGGGAGCTTCGCCCACTGCTCGCGGGCCTGCGGCTTCCAGCTCGTCGGCGCACGCGAGGCCGGGATCGCGGGGTCTTTCGGGGGCGCGGCAGGCGCTCCGGCTTGCGCTGGCGGCTTGGGTGCCCCTAGCGCGGGCTTGCTGGGGTCAGGCGTCGGCGCGAGGGCTTTCGGCGCGTCCTTGGGCTTCTCCGCGCCTTTGGGCGCGTCGGGCTGGGCTTGGAAGCGCCCGTCTGGTCCGCGCACGCGCTCCCCGGCTGCTGGCGCATCCGTGGGCAGTGGCGGCGCTTTTGGATCGCCAGCCGCTGGGGGCGCGTCGCGGGTTTCGACCTGTTCGATGGCACGGTCGAGGTCGTCGCGAATCGAATCTACTTCTGGCGCGTCCGGTGCCTGCGGTGCGTCGTTGTTTATTTGGTCTTCTGCCATGATTGTTCCATGTGAAACTTCCCGCGGCTTACTGCATAGCCTCGTTTTGTTCCTCGCCGCTCAATGCCGCTGCGCCGAGCGCGGTCGCCCCGCCCATGCTGAAGAGCGGCCCGTGCTTCTTCCAGCTCGCCGCGGCCCGCGCCGCTTCCTCGGGTGCCGTGCCGCGCAACCAGTCGAAGAAGGCCATCCGCATGAGCGTCTTCTGGCCGATGCTCTTCCGCCCCGGCTCCCAGTTGATCGCCTTCATCAAGTCCTTCGGATCGGTGACGACGCCGTCCACGGTGAAGTCCGCGCCATCGAAGCGCACGCGATCCGGCTCCACGTTGGAGCGGCGCAGCCGGTGCTTCGTCTCCTCGACGTTGGCGAGGAACACTTCCGGCCCTTCCGCTTGTCCGCGCAGCCGCACGTTCGCGTTGCCCGAGGTCATGCCGCCCGTCTCGCGAGGGTTCACGCCCATCCGCACGACGTTCGCCAGCACGTTGGCACCGAGCCGGAGCTGGTTGTCGCTGGTCAAGCTGGTGCCGCCAATTTCGTAGTCGCCACGCGACGCGTCGGCGAGGATCGTCTGATAGAGCAGGTCGCCGCCCTTGCCCTTGCCCACGCCGGTCGCGTCGATGCTCATCGGCTCGCCCGACTCGTAGATGTCCGCGATCAGCTCGCCGCTGCCCTTGCCCGGGATCGACATCGTCCAGCGTTCGCCCTCTTCAATCTCGCCGCGGTAGTTCTCGTTTTCGATCATCTCCGAACGCCCGCGCTCGTCGCGATACAGCTCGCCGCCGCGGCTCTTGCGGTAAACCGGGTTGCCGTCCTCATCTATCCTCATCTCGCCACCACGCGCACGCACCGGCTTGTCGCCGTATAGAGCTGGCGCACCTGCATAGGCGGGATCGAATGCCTCCGCAGTCGGCGGGCCGACCAGCTCAACCTCTTCCGTCTTGATGTCGCCGCGGTCGTCGCGCAGCTTCTCGCCCTCTGCAAATTCTTCCATCTTCGGATCGCCGTAGCGGTCGCGCATCACCTCGCCGCGGCCGTGCCTCTTTTCAATCTCGGGAGCCTCGTCCGGATCGTCGGCATAGCGGCGTTCGATGTCGAGGCTAATGTCCTCGCCCGCCTTTTGGCCGAAGTGCCGCGCCATCTTTCCGATCCCGCGCACCTCGGGCGGCGGCGCGAGGCCGTATTGCAGGATGTCTGGATTCTCGCCCGCCGCGGTGAGGAACTGCTCGACCGCCTCGCGGTTCATGAGGCTGGGGTTGTCCTTGTAGTTCGGCTTCGGCGTGACACCGGGCAGCTCTTTCTGGTGGCGCAGCTTCTGCGCCATCGACTGCTGGCGCATCGCCTCTTGAGCGCGTGCATCGAATTCTTCCCACGTTCCCGGCAGTGCTTCCGGCGCGTCCAGCTCAGTCATGCGTGGCCGCTCGCGTGCGCCGCCCTGCAATTCGTGCAGCGCGTCCGACGTGGCAACCTCTTCGGCGTCCCACTGCGCCACGCGATTCAGGTCGCCACGCGCCGCGGCAGCTTCCCGGTAACGCTGAATGTCCTCAAGGCGACGCTCTAGCGCCATCGGATTGTTCCGCACCGCCTCGGGGATCGCCGACACCTCCGGCTCGGGAAGATTCCACGCCGCACGCGATGCCGCCTCTTGGTTAAAAGCGGGCGCGTCGCCCGCCTCCTCTTCACGCAAGACGCGCAAGGCCTCGTCGTAGGACAGGCCACGCTCGCGAGCTTGCGCTTGGACGTAGAGCGGATGCAGTCCCTGCGGTTGCACCGCCTGCGTCGGCGGCGTCGGCGCGTCTTGCTCAGTGACGAGGCGCAAGGCTTCGTCGTATGACATGCCACGCTCGCGAGCGAGCTGCCGGACGTTTTGCTGCGCTTCCTCGGGGATGATGCCGAGGCCAGCCGGATCGGGGTGACGCGCCGCCTGCCGCTCCTCCGCAGTGATCCGCTGCGCCCCGGGCGGTTCGATGGTCATGCGTGCCGGATCGTGAACCCCGGCCCGCCGCAGTGCCGCCACTTCCGCGGCTTGCGTCGCCGCCCGCACCTTCGGCAGCTTCGGCAGCTTCGGCAGCTTCGGTCCCGGTGCGACTTCGGTCGCGGCGAGCAGCCCCGCGGCGAGCAGCGGCTGCTGGGCGCTGAAGTCCTGAAGGCCATGCACCACGGGTGCGACCCCGGGCACGCGCATGGCGTAGTCCTTGGATCGCTCTATCCCCTCGCCAAGCCCCGCGAGCGCCTGCTGGCCTTCCTCGCTCTTCGGCTCGTAGGTGAACTTCTCGGCCACGTCGGTCGTGGTCTTCCCGGCCCGCTCGCGGGCGAGGTCGCGAGCTTCGCCCCGCGTCTTGCCGAGCGCCCGCGTGTGCCCGAGCTGGCGGAAGTAATCCACGACGCCCGCGATCCCCCCGGGCACCTGTGCGGCCATCCCGCTCGCGAGCGCCCGCAGCACCTCGGCGGTGCCACGGTCGTCGGTGAATTCCTCGGGGGCGCGATACTCAGCCACGGCGGCGCTCCAGTGCGCGGGCGATGTCGGCAGCTCGCGCCGGATCGCGACCTTGGAAATAATCCGTGCGCTTGCCTTCCGCGGCTTTGAATTCGCCGCGGAAGTCGTCCACCGTCGTGAGTCCCGTGCGCTTCATGTATTCGCGGTGCTTCGTGCGCGTGGAGATGTCGGTGCCGTCCGAGGCGCGAAGATCGCGATAGGAGCTGTCGCCCCACAACGCGCCCGCGTCCGGAGCGAGCGGCGCGGGCGCGACCGTCAAGGCCTCGACCATCTCGCCGTTCACGTAGATGTAGCGCCGTCTCATATCGTCATGAAGAGCAGCAGCAGCACCGCGGCGGCGACCGCGATCCAGACCACTAAATCGACTTTCACCGGAATGCACGGCCTCCATGGCGTGGTTTGTGCGGTTTTCTGCCGCCCCTGCTTTGCTGAATCGGCGCGATGCGGCTCCAGTCGTTCGTCACCTGATACCAGCCGACCGATTCAATGGTCGGGCCGCGCTTCATCGGCCCGTAGCACACGGAGCTGTCGTAATGCGAAGGCCCGCCCACGCACGCCGGATATGGATCGCAGACCGGCGTGTGATAGTTCGCGAGTTTCAGGTAGCAGCCTTCGTCGTCGTATTTGGTCGGGCCTTCGTGGTGGACCTTTTTCTCGCCGTTCAGCCACAGCGTGGTGAAGCCGCTGTTGCCCGATGTCCACTTGACGTGCCAGACAAGTTCCAGCCACTGATTGCGGGCGATGGGCTGGCGCAGGATGTCGCCGCCCCAGCGCACCGCGGGCGCATCGGGCGAGCCGCCGCCCGCGCCCTCTAGGCGCAGGATGCCGGGGTTCGCGTCGTTCGCCGGGTCGGCCTGAAAAAAGCCGTGCCATTGATTCGCGCCGTGCCCGCTTTCTTGATGGAAGCTAAACAGGTTGTAGTTGTGCCACGTTGGGAACTGGAAGTTATCGGGGAACAGTATCGACAAACTCCACCATTGATCCTCACCCTCCCCGAAGACCAGCGGCGCACCGCCCGATCCCATGACGTGGTAGAGGTCGCTGCGCTCCATGTCGCCGCTGCCGTGGACGTTGTTGTCGCCCGCTTTCGTGGTGAGTTTCACGCACGGGCGTCCGTAGGTGATGGCGGGCATAATCGTGCAACGCGTGCCGCTGCCCTGCGCCTTGTTCTGCTCCATCATCAGGTAAGCCATCGTGTCGGGCGCTGTCCACTCGGCCACCCAGTCGGGCGGCGGCGCGTCGGGGTTCGGCTCCGGCGGCTCCGGCGCTGGCGGGACGCCCTCCAGCGCCGTCAGCCGCGCCTCAATTTCCGCGAAGGCCTCAAGCTCCAGTTGCTGCGCCTCTTTGATCAGGGTGATCAGGCTCGACATGGATTCCCTTTATCGGTTCTGCTGCTGCTGCGGCGGCTCAGTGCCCGCCAGTTGCGCTTCGTTGAACGCGCTCATCTGCTTTTGCTTCGCCTGCGCGGCGGTCTTCTGCCAGTCGAGCGCGATGTCGCTCTTCGTCTTCATCTGCTTCGATTGCACCTCGGCCTCGGTCTTTTTCCCGATGGCGACAATCTCGGCCTTCGCCTTCTGCTCGGCCGGGTCGGGCTTGGGCGGCGCGGGCGGCGTGTTCTGCATCGCGCTGATCGCCTGATCCAGCACGCCTTCGATCTGCTTCCCGGCTTTGAAGCCCGCGAGATACCACTGCATGATCTGGAGCAGGAACGGCACCGACTCGGGCTTGGCCTGCGCCATCGGCCATGCCGCCTGCATGAACTGCGCGATGCCTTGGATGCACTGCGTGCGGGCCTCCTGCTCGGCGGCGTAGTCCACCATCGCCATGGTGTCCGGATCGACGGCGAGGGAATAGATCGACATCCGCTTGTCGCGGAGCAGCGCAATCGCAGCTTCCGCGTGCTGCGCGTCGGGCGTCTTGTCGATCAAGGACTGGCGCACCAGCGTCTCGTCCTGAAAGTGCGCGGCCATAATCTCGGCCTTGATGCCGAGCGCGGTCTGCACGAATTCCGCAAGCTCGCCCTGCATGAACTGCATTCGCACGCTGCCGTATTGGGCTTTGAGCTGCTGCGCGGTCGCCGTCTCGCTCGCCACCGTCGCCCCGCGCATGATGTCCGAGAGGCCGGTCAGCTCGTAGAGGTCGCCCATGAGGCTGCGCTTCACCTCGCGCAGCTTGTCGAGCGCCTGAATCACCATGTCCAGCGGGAACCAATCGACCGCGCCCTTGATGCCGCCGCGTTCGGCGAACATCGCCCAGTTGTCGGCCGGTATCATCGCGTTCTGCACGCGATTGTTGAGGAGCTGAACGAGCTGCGGGCTGCTCTTGTCGTAGACACCCGCGACGCGGATCGCGTCCTCCAGCAGCGCGATCCGTGCGCTCACCACGTCCAGCTCGACATACTGGTCGCGCAGCATCTGGTAGTCGGCCTTCGGCACGAAGGCGGAGGTGCTGACGTTCGCCGCGAGCGGCTTCGGGCACGGGAAGAACTTCTCCAGCCCGAGCGGGTCGGCCTGCTCGCCCAAGAGCTGATCGAAGCCCAGCACCTTCCAGCACACGGTGCGGCTTTCCTTGTTCCATATCTCCCACACCTGCGCCTTGTTCCACGGATCATTCAACGGCATCGAATTCGCATCGCGCATTCCGCGGGCCGAGGTGAGCGGCACCTGCCTGCCCAACTTCGCGCCGAATTTGGCGATGAGCGCATCGCGTGGCATCCACACCCCGCGAGCGACCCAGCGCACCTCCTGCCACGTCCGCGCAGGCGAATAGAGGAAGTCGCGCCAGAAGACGTAGTCGGTGGCGACATGCTCGTCGCCGACCTGCTCGCCGCCCGCGGCCAGCTCCGCGCCGGTCTTCGGATCGGTGACCGGCTCGCGCTTGACGAAGGTCGGCTCGTAGCGCATCCACACCTGCCCCATGCCCGGGACGAGGCGATCCTCGATCACATGGCGCAGCGATTGATCGAAGTCGCTGGCGCGGGAATCCATGTCGAAGTTCAGAATGCGCTCAATAATTTCGCCCGCCACGCGGCTCACGTCGTCGAGATAATCCTTGTGACGGCGCGACACGTCGGCCTTCGGCTGCTTCGCGAAGAGCGCGGCCTTCAGGATGTTGGTATTCGACCAGAAGAGATTGAAGACGCCGCCGTCGTCGCTCACCGAGTTGCCCCCGGTGGTCTTGCCGCCGAGGTAACGCTTGACGACACGGGCCGCGGTTTCGTGCCACCGCTCCAGCTCTTTCTTCGACGCGGTAAGCTCACGCTCCCACAGCGCCGACTTGCTGGTGAATTCGCTTTTAGACTCGGCCATGGCGCTACTTCTTCGTCGGCTCGGGCTTTGTCTTGAAGAGGTTGCCCCACGCGCCACCGGGGCAGACGTTGCCGCTCGGGCCAGCGTTCGCGTCCCAGCTTCCGCCCGTCGCGGCGCACAGCTCCTGATTTTTCCCGACGATGGTCGAGCCAACCGTGAGCAGCGCCATGAATCCCAGCGCCACCAAGATCACCGTGCCCAGCTCGTAGAATTTCATCTCAGCTCCTCAAAAGTGCCGCGTGCCGTGACCGGCCTCGCGGTCTTCGTGCATCTGATCCAGCGTGAAGGTGAAGCTCGCGGGCGATCCGATGTCGCGATAGCGATCTGTCGGCGCTTTTTCCTTCACGAATTCCTCGACCGACTGGCACCCGTAACTGAACGCATCACCACCGTGTGACGCATAGTTGTGATCCGGCTCGCGGGAGAAAACCTTCCGCTCTTCGTCGAACTTAAAGGCCCAGTCGCGCAGAATCTGCAAGCCCTTCGTGCAGGGCGTCTTCGCGAAGCGGCAGCGGTTGATGATCGTGCGGGCGGCATTGATGCGGTCCACGATCCGCGTCTGCGGCACGATCCCGCACTTGAAGCCCGCCTTCATGAACGTCTCCAGCACCGAGTGCTTCGACGTGAAGGTCTTCGCCTTCGCGTCGTGCGGCAGCATCACGCGTGAGATGGGCAGCGGCTGGTCGCGCAGGCGCTCGCACCAGTCGGGCGCGTCGAGGCCCGATTCCTCGTCGTAGCCCAAGAGCTGGAAGCCGCCCGGGATCGCCTGCCAAAACCAGAAGGCGGCGGCGTCGCGATAGCCGATGTCACAGGACACGACGATGCCGCCACCGGCCGGGTCCATGACAACGTCGTCGGATACCCGGCCCTCTTTCTCGGCCTGCTCAAGCCGTGAGCCGAGGATCGCGCCGACGTTGGCAGCGGAAAAATCGACGAGGTATTCCTGCCGCGCCATCTCGTCGGGCATCCCGGTCGCCACTTCGTGGTCAATCTCCTCCCGCGTCATGGTGCCCGCTTGGATCGCGTCGATCACCGACCAGTCCCACTCCGGATTTTTCTGCGCGATCTGGAGCTGGTCGTGGAAGTGGTTGTAGCCGCGAGGCGTGCCAATGAACGCGGCCCAGCCCTTGTTCTGCGCGAGGATCGGGCGGAAGAAAATCCACGCCCGCGGGTCGATCAGCGCGTATTCCGACAGCACGATCCCGATAGGGTTGGAGCCGACCACGGAGTTGTAGCTGTCCGCGCCGATCAACTGATAGATCGACCCCGAGCGCAGCGTGATCTTCAGGTCCGTCTCATTCGTGGCCGAGCGGATCATCGGCGGGAAGACGTGGTCGAGGATGCGCCGCTCCTGATCGTCGATGGCGTCCCACACGTTGCGCTTCGCCTGCGTGAAGGTCGGCAGCATGTGGAAATACGTGCCGATCCGCTCATGCGCGGCCTTCGCGATCTGGTGCATGAAGGTCACGTCTTTCCCGCTGCGCCGCGCCCACACGTAGACGCCGCGCTTCATCCCGGCGTCGAATGCGGCCATGGCACGGGCTTGGTAAGGGCGCGGCGTGAAGCCGTTGGGGATCGTGATGTCGGCCACGCGTCAGGCCTCCAGCCCGAGCTTCTCGGTGACGAAAATCTGCCCCCGCCCGCCGCCGTATTTCCTCGCGAGCGCGGCGAAGTTTTCCGCCGCCTCTTTCGCGTGGTAGACCCGGGAGATGATCTTGCCGTCAGGGTTCGCTTCGTCGATGCGCTTGACGAGGTAGCCCGTGACGACGAGCTGCTGCTCGGACATCAGTCCTCCAGCTCGACCGCAATCTCCGGCATGGGATTGGTGGGCCGCTCGTCACGGTTGGGCGCGGCTGGCAGCGCCTTCCCCGTGACGGCGTCCCGTGGTTTGCCGACGAAGCCGTGGCCCGCGCCGTTCGGGATCACAATCTCGCGATCACCGAGCGCGACTTTCTGGATCGTCACCGTGAGCGAGTGATCGACCGCGCCTTGAATCTCCTGCGGGATCGTCTTCGCGGCGATGTTCATGACACAACGCCGATCCTCGCCGCCGTTTCGCAGCATGGCGAGCGCAACGGCTTCCCCTCCCAGCGGATCATCCGGCGACAATTCGATGCCGTGACGCTCAAGCGCGGCCAGCACCATCGCGCCGAAGGCCCGATTGCGCCGCGCCGTCTCGACGCCCTTCGCCCGCGCCTCGGCCGTGTTGCCCTTGGCGAGGTTCTTCTTCCAAAGCGGCTCAGTAGCCACCGCGGAGCTTCTGCGATTGCGCCCGCTGACGGGCCGCGTCGGGCACGCCGAATTTTTTTGTAGCCGCCCCGGGAGGATCGCGTCGGTCGAGCGGGCTTGCGCCTATCGTCGCGCTCTGCCCGGGCAGCGCCTGACCGGCCCGCTGCACGCCGAGGCGGTCGCGGTTCGCGTTCTCGGCTAGGAATTTTTCCGCTGGGTCCATGCACAGCCTCCGCGTCGTTCGCGGGGATTCTGAACCCAAGCCCCGGGCGGCGTCAATAGCTCAGGCTTGCAGCCTCACGCGAGGAGCTTGCAGACGAGGGCTAAGGCGTGCCCGCTCCGCACCTCGGCAGGGCTGACGTGCAGCACGCGCCAGCGCCCCATCAGCGCGAGCTGGTGCTTCTCGCGATCCGAGTCGAAGCGTTTCTTGATCCGATGCACCACGCCGTCAATTTCCACCGCGAGGTTCTCACGCGGGAAGGCGAAGTCGAAGCGGAAGCGCCGGTCGGGCAGGAAGCGCAGCTCGCGCACGTAGCGCCCCGCGTAGCCCTCGCGCCGGAGCTGGGCGTCGAGCAGCTCCTCCCACTGCGTGCCGCTCCTCGGGAGTAGCCCGAGCTTGAAAATGTCACGCGCTGGACCAAGCCGTCGCATGAGGGCACGATACTGCGCCACGGTCACCCGCATCACGCCGCGCTCGGCAACGGAAACCTGCGCCACAGCTCGCGCACGCGCCGCTCGCGGGCGATCAGCTCGCGGTCGCGCACGACATCGGCCTGCGTCAACGCGTGCGCCGGAATCCAGTGACATATCCGCCCGTTCTCCATCGTCCGCAGCGGGAAGTGCCTGCCGTCCCGCCCGAGCATCCAGCCATGCACGCGAAAGCGCGGCAGCTCGCTGGAGACAAACCAGTAGCGAGCGCCGTCGAGGTCCACCTTCGGATCGCGATCCACCCACAGGTGCCCACCCAGCCCCTCCATGCGGCAACGCGCCTGCTCGCGCTCGTCCACGTCCGCACCACGAAAGCGACCCTTGCCCTTGTAGGGCACGTTGAGATGGAGCGATAAGACCATCTCGCCAATGCAGCCGGTGATGTCGATCAGGAGCGCGTATTTCTGGTTGTGGTCACCGCCGCCGCGCTCCTTCCTCCCGAGGGCTACATCCTCCAAGCGCCGAGCGATCCCGTCGCACGCGCACCGCTGGAGCTGCTCAAGCGTCAGCACGTAGTCGCAGACCATGGCACAGAATCCGTGCGAGTCCCTGAATAGCCACCTAGAACTATTTTCTCGGGGCTACGCATTCGCTAAGTCCTTGATCCTTCGTTCCAGAATGAAATTCTGAAAAGTGACTAGTGTATAATGTCTATTGTTCCGCTATGAAAGGCGGCACAGAATCTGTTCCCATCAACCAACCGGAGATAGAGAAATGAACGAAGAAGCAAACTACAACGGCAACATGCCCCACAAGGTCACGGCCTCCCGCACCACCGACTCGTTCGACAAGCTGCTGTCGAGCATGGTGGGCCTGCCCAACGGGGCGCACACCCAGCCCACCGTCGTGCAGGTGATCGACTTCTACGGCAACGCGACGAGCTACATGATCCAGTCCGTGCGAACCGAGGAGGAGGGCGTCACCGCCTTCGTGACACAGGTGAACGCGCAAGGCTCGGTGCGCTCGATCCTGCCGCAGTCGGTGCTGGCGGTGATCGACCGGCAGCGCACCGCGATCACGACGAAGCTGCGGAGGCGAAACGGTCGGCGGATTGCCGAAGAGCGGATGGCCGCGGGCATTCAGCCCGGGTTCATGACCAAGAAGCGCAAGCGCGGGAAGTAAGTCGCGCATCACGCGCCCCGGCTTCGGCCGGGGTTTTTTTCGCCTGCTCATCGCCGCCGCCAGTCGCGCCAGTAGCCGAAGCCCCAACACCGCTGCGCGACCAGCAGCCATGCGCGGCGCTGGCGCAACCAGCGGATCGCGCCGTCACCCGCGGCCGTGCGTCGGCGCTTGCTCATGCGAACGGCCCGCGCTGCTCGCGCATCTCGCCGAGCGGCAGCTCACGCTGGCGCTTCTCGGGAAGCCGGTGCGGGTCACCCTCGGGCAGGTTCTCAAAATGCACCCGCACCAGCGCGGGCGATTTAACCATCGCGGTAGGACCGCCCACGCGCTTCGACCCGTGATGCTCGCCCCCACAGCGGCAGCGACACTTCGACTTCGGCGTCACCGCGTTCTCGCAGCTCGCCGCCTGTCGCAACGAGAGCGCCTGCATGGACCCGGCAGGGCGCGGGATACCCACTCGTTTCACTGCGCCACCTCCATTCCGTCACGCTCGATGATCGCGTCGAGCCGCTCGGCCAAGGCCTTCAGCCGCTCGCTCACCTGCTGCCGACGCATCCGCTTGGGGAAACAAAACTCGCACGTGCAGATCGTCCCGTGCCCGGGAGTCACCTCCACCCCGGGCAGCGGCCCTGCCGGTTTACGCTCCTCCATTTTCCTCACCTTGTTTTTTATCATCGAGCGCATCAGCGCCAACGCCTTCTCGCCCACTTCACTTCGCACGATGGGACGCACCACCGTCATGCTCGGCAACTTCCACCCGCACGCCACATGCTCCATCGCAGCGAAGGCAATCTCTTTTCGACAACGCGGGCACTTCATCGCGCCGCCCCGCAGCCCTTGCAAAAGAGCGAGGAGTCCCGCGACGTGTTCGTGTAGCCGCAAGCGCGACAGCGCCACGCGAACGGATCGACGCGCTGGTAGCTCACGCGCACACCCACACCGCGAAGCGCAGGAGCCACGGCCGACTCCGCAAGATCGGCGCACACCGCCCGATCTTGCCGCGGACCACCTCAAAGCCCGCGCACACCCACTGCCCACGATCCTCAACACTCACACGATAAAAACCATTCCTCACCACTCCCTCCGCTTCGGGTCCAACACGTCACGCCGCCGATCCTCACGCCACATCACCCACCACGTCGTCAACCCATACCCGGCTACCAACCCGGCCGCGATCAACATCACGTCAACAATCCAGTCCCACATGACGCACCTCCTATCACGCGCTATCAACGTTGAGAAAATGGTCCCGGCCGGGAAAGGCAGGGGCGGTGAAATTTCCGAGGGGGGAGGCCTGCGGCGAACCACCCCGGGGGGTCGAGCGCAGGGGATCGCAGGCAGCGCAGCGCACGCGCAGCTCACCACCATGCACGCACAGCATCTGTGCCACAGGCTCACGTGGTGAGCCACCGAGCTGCACCCCTGCTGCTGTGAGTCGAGTGTGAATGCTGGGTGAAAAAGCCTTACGCATCAGTGCGCTCCCTTGTATGTAACCTGCATTCCCCGCTCGGATCGCGCCAACCAGCGGAAGATGAACGCCTCGAAACCTTCGCCGAGCTTGCGGATCGCCTCGCGCTCGCCGTGATTCGCCGCGAGCCACGCCGCAGCCTTGTCCACCTCGTCAGGGATCGCGAGCTTGTAGAACATCCCCTGCCACGCGAGCCGCTTCTCCTCGGTGAGGCCTGTAAACTCCTTGCCGTTGAATTCGATCAGTTCGCCGTTCGCTGGCGCGGTTGCAGTGACAGGCTGCACGTCACTGCGTCCGGCGTCTCCTCCTCCGGCGACTGGTATCTGTAGTCTTACATCTGGCGTCTGGACAGCGTGAGACGTGCCGCCCGTCATGGGCTGCGTGTCACTGGCGGCGTGTGCCACGCTGCGTGTGACTGGTGATGTTCTAGTCACAGGCCGCATGTGATTGGGAGGACGCCATTCTGGTGGTTGAGGTGCCACGGCGCGGCTGTTGGTGTCGAGGAGGATGCTGGTCGGATCGCTGCCGCGAGGGTTCTGCCAGCCTATTTCCTTGCCGAATTTCCCGCGGGGGTTGAGGCCTTCCACG